CCAGTATGCACTATTCATTTCTGAAACTGGGTCTTTTTGTCCAAGAGTTGTCAAAGAGTTTTCAATATACCATTGACCAGTCGGGCCTTGAAATGCATGATTCCAGACCTTTGCCCATGGCATATCTTCGCCTTCTACTGCTGGTAGAAAACGAATAACTGCGTAACCATTACCAGATTTATCTACTTCTGGTTTCCACAATCTTTCGTCTTTATAGGACTTTTTTTCTTGAGGTGCGTTTTCTTTCTGTACTTCGCCAAGTAGTTTGTCAAGAGAATTGCTTCTCTTTAGGCTTTCTAACGACATATGTATCTCCTTATTATCGTATGCTATTGTATAGTTCTTCGTATGTTAAATCTGTTCCAACCTTATAAAATTGTACTTTAGGAAAATCCCTTTGTACCAGTTTATATTGGTTATCCCAGTTAATCGTGTTGTAACCACGACTATCTTCAGGCAGATAATTCTTACTACCCTTGTATATGTTATTTATAGGTTGTGAATAGTTACTTCCATCAAAACCACACATATACACTTCCTCTGCACCACTCTTGCAAGCAAGATATAATGCAGTATTCCCTGCTGACCACCCTCTAGGATAGTCAATATTAATTACTTTATCATTGTACTCATCAACCCAAGTGATATATACTCCAACATTAAACATAGCTTTCTTTTTAAAGTCTTTTGGGTCTAACTGTGGATTATAAATTAAAACTTCTTCCATCTTTTTTTGTACCATTTCGGCATCTTTACCTTGAACCACACAACTTTTTCTATCTAACTTTGGTGTTTCAAATACTGGTGCATCATTGTTTGGTATTACCATATGTGGATTAAATCCAGCTGGTAATACTTCCCAATCAGAAAACCAACACTTATTTTTCATTGCATATCCAGATTCATATATCTCTTGTTGCATATTATAGTCTACAGAAACAAGATTGTCAACTACAAAGTCACGATAGATTGCATTGCATCCCCATGTTATAAAGTCACCCCCTATTATTGGTTGTATGGGTCTTGACTCTCCATTTCCGTAGACTATATGCTTAATCAAAATCTCTTAACGCCTCCCACGATATTGGAAATTTTTGATGCAGATGCCAATCAATACAATCTGCAATATGTTGTGTTTCTTTCTGTGTATCATCTTTACATCTAAGATTACATACTCTTACAAAGGCCATAAGACTTCCAGACCAATACCACTCTGTATATAGGTTCTGTGGTAGTATCATTCTTGCCATCTCTGGTGCAATATTTGCCTTCAACATATTCTGATATGTAGTCTTAATAAATTCTAAAGTAGAACCAAGATTATACTCTATAGTTTCATCAGAAGACCCTTGTTTCTTATCATCAGCCTTCAATCTCCATTCACTTGGAACATAGAACTCTGGTTCATCATCTACATAACGTCTACTGACTTCGTTCCACACCAAACCGACTTGGTGTTTCACAAGTTGTCTTGCAACAAAGATTGGAGCTTTGATTCTGAACTGCAATGATGCATGACCAAAAGGACTCCAATGATTGTGCTTTGCAAGATATTTAATGAGTTTTTCATCTTTATCAGATAACTCATTACTCACTTTTGCGAAAGAGACTCGAGCAGCATTAACTACACTCAAGTCACTTCCCATACTGTCAACGAGAGTTACAATCACCTGCGTTGCTCGTATTTCTTCTTTTCAGAGAACGGCCTACGAGTAGGCCTGTAACCTCTTGGCCACTCTGGAGTTCTGGTGGCGAGAGTTTTACATCTCTCCCTTAACTCCTCATTTTGGACAACGAGTTCTGCGTTGTCTGCTTCGAGTTCTTTAACTCGATTCTTGAGATGCATATCCTCAAGTACTTGAAATGCATTTTTAGCATTAATAGACATACCATATTCTCCTATATTGGTAAGGTTGCTGTTTTTTCCAAGAAGTTTAGTTCTCGGGCGTTTGCCTCAATCTTTTCTTTGAGACCTTTAGTAATCAATCTACCTACTGAATCTGGTTCTAGGTCATTATTTTGACAATACCAGATGACAGCGTCGATATGATTGATATTCTTTTCTTGTGCTACTTTTTCTATTTCAAGTGAAAATGTTTTAGGTGTCTGCATTGTGTTCCTCTTAATGATTTAATATATCCATAGTATCATAATATAATACGTTTGTCAAGACAAAAATGCATTTTATTCATGCTCACCACCATTTGCTCTACCAAGTCCACCAAAGTATTTTGGGTTTCTTTTTGCAGTTTCAAATGTTGCAACTGTAACTGCGATTGCAGCTAGAATGATAATGTGTGCGATTGCAGTTATTCCAAATATCCACATACTACTAAAGTATGAACTAAATGCAATACACCACATCCATGCTAGTACTTGCATTATCATATGTCTGGTATTTGTATCTGGAATGTTCTTGAGTGGGTTTCTATCATGGTTCATTATAGATTCCCAAGTATCATAAATGTATTTCATATTCACCTCTTTAAAATTTGTGGTGGGTTTCTGTTGCTAAGTACCCACCGAACTCCATGAGATTAAGCAGCTAGTGCATAACCCTCGATTGCAAAATTATCGTTTGCATTTACTTTAGTGAACTATTAAGCGTTCAACCTATGGTTCTACTCGTTCCTATCAATATCTGTCGATCCTATTTCAGCCCCAAATTCGTTTATAAAGATTTGGTGGAGCTGATGGGTACTGCCCCCATGTCCAGTCTAGTCTTCGGATTGTATCAACAAACCATACTCTATTTATAACATAGTTTCCTTACAAAGTCAATGCTAAAGTTCAAGTTTATTTTCTGGTTTTGGTGGTAGTGCTTTCATGTAGTCTAAAAATCTATCTTGTCTGAAACAATATACTTTAGAAGGCCCATCAAACTCTCTAATAGACACTTCTTGAATTACTTTCATATTTACTTGTGCTGTCCTTTGACAAGACTGTACAGTATCATACATCATGTTAGTAAATATAAAGTGGTCTGCTGTGCCATCACTATACAGATTGAGCGATATTATTACTAATAACCATTTCATTTTTTTCTTCCCATTCCTTGATGGTATCTGACAACAAGGGTAAATACTCTGTCTTATCTTTGACAAATTCTTGAACAACACCATCTTCTGTAACAACTAGAATACAAATTTGATTAATTTCAATTCCAGTTCTTTCTTCAAACATCTCTGCATATGCAGAAGCTTGAATATAGTAACTCTCGTTCCAAGCATCACTTCGTTCTTTACTTGATGTTTTAAAATCTATAATTGACAGAACACCATTGTATTCTGCAATACAGTCTACACGACCAGCTACCTTATATTTATCAGAATAGAGTCCACACTCTTGGGAATATATGTTATTCGTTTTTTGCAGGACAGAATCTCTTAACTGTTTAAACAAGGTGTATGGTAAAAACTTCTGTTTATGTTTTGCCCACTCATCTGGATAGTTCAGATGCATATTGTTTAGATAGTCTTCACACATATGATGGACAGCTGTTCCTCTGTTTGCAGCTTTCCTTGCAACATAGTTAGCTACATCTTCGCCAACTCTTTTTCTCCACTCATGGAGTCCTTTCTTATTCCTTACAGAAAGGACTGTAGTAATTGATGGATACTTATTACCCTCTGGAGTTTCATATAAACGAACTCCGTCAGTCGTTGTTGCTGTTATCTTTGGAAGATTTATCGTTTTGTGGTTGTATTCTTTCATTATTATCACTTTCTTCATGTTTATATTCTGGTGGAACTTTCCCCCACCCTACAGTCCTATCCCACTCTCGTTGAGTGTACTTAGACATTCCTCATTCTTTCAACAAGTCTATCTGCTCTTTTCGTTACTTGGCGATACCATTTGCTATCTACCATCTCATCTGCAGCTGCGTTCCAATCTCTCGCATCTACTCCTCGTTTCATGCCCTTGAATTTGGACAATCTTGGTCGGCCCATATTAAACATCATGTTTGCAATTATTCTCTGGGCTTCTTCTGGGAGTTCATTAAAGTCAGGATATAGGATGTTGCAGTCTGCGAGGACTGTTTGGATATCGGTGTCGAAACATTCATTGCATCTATCTTCGCTGACAGGCGTTCCAACTTTCCATCCATATTCCTCATCCCATTCAGTAACAAGATGACCAATGCCAAAAGTAGCAAGACCGAGATGGTCAAGGTATATTTTATTAACACTTCCCTCATCATATTTAATTTCCTCTCGTAGTTTATCTAAGTTCATTATCGTTACTCCCTTTTGGTGGTGGTGTAAGTCTATGTTCAGTTACAGACTTTCTAGTTTCTTCCCAATCTACATCTAAATTTCCTACTGCCATAATACGTTCATGG